ATTTCTTTATTATCAATAGTACATTTGTAACTTTCAAATAAATCATAAACATTACCATCGGCATATTCCAATAAACTATATTTATATTTATCATTATCATTTGAAGACTTATAACAATAAATAAAATTTGGACAAATATTATTTTGAATAGACATTTTCACTACTGATAAAACTTTTTTTTCATTATTAAATGATATTCTATCTTCTAATTTATTAAAATTATTGTGATAATTTTTAAATATATAAAAATTTGTATCAAGTTTTATTTTATATATAGTAGCTTCATTACCACGATTATGAATAATTAAAATATTTTTATTTTCTAATTCTTTTATTTTATTTTTATCAAAATAATTATTTGTTATTATATTGTTTAATATTGTATTGGTAAAATGTTCAATTACTAAATTATCATCTAACAGTTTCATTATAATATAAATGATTTATAAAAAATTTTTATGAATGACAAACAGATTACATTATTGAAGATTAATTTATAAAATAAACTTTATCTATACTTTAGTATTATATTTTTGATAGTTAAAAACTATCTTTAATATCATTTTTATTATCAAGAAAAATGTAATAAATATAAAATTTAATATATAAATATATAAAATTCTATATTTATAAAATATTTGTTTTAAGGAAAAATAAATTCAAATTATAAATTGTTAACCATAAGTATTTATTAATTTATTTAAAATATAAATTTATTATAACTAATTGTTGATTACAACATTTTTTTATTTATTATTTTATATTAGTATATTAAAATACTATATATATTCATCAGTAAGACTTAAATTTTAAATAAGAAAACACAAGATAAATAAAAACTATTATATAATAGATTATAATATAATGTAATTTATTTGCACCATGGAAGATTAAAAATGAGACAAAACTCATACATCTTTAAGATTCATTCATTACAGGAATATGTAAATTATGATTATGTTATAGCGACAACTATAACTGATTAGTTTTTAACCTTTTTATATATAAGCATAATAGTTTTTATAACTCAATACCTATATTCGGGGAATAAATCATTATAGAACTCATAAGTATTCATTACTAATAATAGTAATTATTATTTCTTCAAATAGTTTTTATAATTTGTCTCATTTTTGAATCTTGAAGGGTATAAATAATATTAAATGTCTAAATTTTGAGTGATAATAGTTTAATATAGAATTATATATTTTATTATAATGGATAGTGTTATATATACACTAATAAATTATTGATATATATATTATAAAAAAAATTTGATATTTTTAAAATAAAATAACATTCATATAAGAAAAATATTATATATTAATTATAATAAGTCCTAATATATGAGTAATTTTGAGGAAGACAACATTAGTAGATTAAAGTTTATTGGAAAAATTAAAAAGGGAGATAAAGTTAATATTAAGGATATGTATGTTCAACCAAACAATATTTTAACTAAAATAAATAGAAGTTTTGTGAATGTTGATAACAGAAATAATACTCTAAGTTTTATTTTAGATACAATAAAAAAAAGTTTTGAAGAACTATTAACACATCTGGAAAAAAGTAAAGAAAGTAAAGATAATTTATTTGATTATAATATTGCAACTAATATTGTTTCTGATTTAGAAAATAGTAAAGTTGGTTTAGTTAATTTAAAAGATACCTATAATGATGATTTAATGTTTTGTTGTAAAATTGATACTATCATTCAAGACATAGATGCCAGATTAGATGAAATTAAATTAAAATACACCTTTATTAAAAATAAATCACCAGCAATACCCATTAAAACACCTCATACTACACCGCAGTTAGAACCATCAGTTTCAACTGAATTACCATCATCTTTGAGTTCTGTTGATTCTTATACTTCAAGTTTAAGTAATCCACCAAAAATTAATAAAAAAAATTAAAAAAATTTTTTTGATACTTTTTTTATAAAAATTTATTTACAGAAATATATTTACAGAAATATATTTATTAAAGAATATATTTATTAAAGAATATATTTAATGACTTTTTCGCATTTACATTTATCGTTTAAACAAACTAAATAAGTTAATTTGTTTTCTTTTTTATCAACTTTTGTATTAATTCCTTTACAAGCAGAACATTGTAAAAATGTTTTAATAAATTTTTTTAATGTTGAACCAATTATCATATCAGAATATCTACCTTTTATTAATAAATGACCTTCTTGATTTATTGATAAGGTAGTTGAATATTCTTTTGCAAAAAAACTAGCAATTTGTTCTTCATCCTTTTTTAGTTCTTTACAAATGTCTCTAAAGTTTTTCCAAATTGTTTTTTTAGTTACATCAAATTTTGCATCAGGTTTTGCAACCTGAATTTCTTTATTTCCAAATAAATTGGAATTTTTATCAAGTGAATCGTATATATCTTCTAAGAGATAAATATATAATTCGTTTTCGTCCATATCTAATGTTAATTTAACTTGTGTGTCTTCCATTTTTAAAGATATATAATAATACTATAATATATATGTATTATTTAAGTAAATCAATTTTTCTTGATAAAAATATATAATAATTATTATATATTTTATTATTATATAACTTATGAAGGAAACCTATATAATTAAAAATAAATCAAATAAATCAAAAAATTCTAATAAATCAAATATAAAAGGAGGTAATGATATTAAGGCCATTATTGAAAACATATTCGATTCTGACTCTGAAACTGAAATTAATTATGGAAATGAAAAATATATTGAAGAAAAGAATTTTCCTATTGAAACCAAAGAAATTATAAAAGAAGAACAAGAACAAGAAAATGAAAATGCTAATTATGGTTATCCTAAACCCGATGCTCCAACTTTTCAATCAGATATTTACAAAAAAAGAGAATTTTATTATTATAAATATCCCGAACGACCTAATTTAAGTAATTATGAAGATATTGCAAATTATAGACAAAAAATATGTAAGCCATCCGGTGGATTATTAGAGCATCAAGCGTTGTTAAGTAATTTTATTAATCCAGATACACCGTATAAAGGTATTTTAATATTCCACGGAACAGGTACAGGAAAATGTTTGGAAGGTAATAGTTTAATTGCAGTAAACAACAATAAAAATTTAAAAATAAAAGATTTGTGGACATATTATTCAACCACTATTGTTAATGATACTAGTGGAGCTCAATGGAGTAAACCATTTACTAATTTATCAGTAAAATCAATTAATTCCAATAATGAATTGGTAGTAGGTAAAGTAAATCATTTATACAGAGAATATATTGAATCATTTATTTATAAAATTATTCTTAAAAATGGTTCGTCAATTATAAAAACAGAAGTTCATAAACTATTCAATGGCTATGAATGGACTAATAAATTAAAAATAGGTGATAGGATTGCAATACATGATAATGAAAAAATAGGCTATTCAGAAATTTCTGATATTAAATCAAAACTTTTTAAAGGTTATGTATATGATTTAGAAGTTGACAAATATCATAATTTTGTAGCAAATAATATAATGTGTCATAATACTTGTGTAGGTGTGGCAATAGGTGAAAAATTTAAATCAATGGTACAAAGATATGGAACGCCAATATATATATTAGTTCCTGGACCGCTTTTAAAAGAAAATTGGAAAAAATCTTTTTTAGAATGTACAGGTGATACTTATTTAAAATCAAATGAAAATCTAGTTTTTATTAATGATGAAGAAAGAGAAAAAATAAAAAAAGCAGGTATGCAACAGGCAGCACAATATTATAAAATTATGAGTTATACAAGTTTTTATAGAAGAGTATTAGGCGAAAAAATTATTGAAAAAAAAGCTATTGAAGGTAATAAAATTAAAGTGACATACAAAAAAACAGAAGAAGGTGAATATGAAAGAGATATTAATATGGATAGAATACATAATTTAAACAATACATTATTGATTGTAGATGAAGCTCATAACTTGACAGGAAATAGTAGAGGAGAGGCACTTTTAAAAATTATTAAGGCTTCTACAAATTTAAAAGTAGTTCTTTTGAGTGCTACACCGATGAAAAATTTAGCAGATGATATAGTAGAATTATTAAATTTTATTCGTCCTCAAAATTCACCAGTCCAAAGAGAACTAATTTTTACTTCTGAAAAAAATCATTTAATGCAATTTAAACCTGGTGGTATTGATTATCTTAAAAAAATGGCTCATGGATATATAAGTCATTTAAGAGGTGCTGACCCAATGACATTTGCAGAAAAAATAGAAATGGGAACTAAACCAAAAGGACTTTTATTTACAAGAATAACAAGATGCGAAATGTCTCCTTTTCAAAGAGAAACTTACGATGAAGCAGTAAAAATAACTGAAGATAGTTTAGATACTAAATCAAATGCAGTTGCAAACTTTGTATTTCCTGGTTTAGATGATTCAAGAAAAAAATTAATTGGATTATATGGTAGAGAAGGTTTAAATGCTCTTAAAAATCAACTTAAATCGCATTATGAAAAAATTAATAAAATGGTTGCAACCGATATTTTAAAATTAAAAGCATCCGAACAAGATCAAGAATTTGTTAATATTAATGAAAATACCAAAAATATAACTGGTGCAATTCTAAAAAAAGAATATTTACAACATTTTTCTACAAAATTTTATCAAGCACTTATTGATATTGAAGATAATTTATTTTATACAGAACAAACCAATGAATCAAGAACTGGATTTGTTTATTCAAATTTAGTGAAAACTGGTATTGAGATATTTCAAGAGATACTAATCCAAAATGGATATTTGGAATATGATGAAAATCAAGCAAACTATCAAATAAAAGATAATACAATATGTTATTTTTGTGGAAAAACACATAAAGAACATAATAAAAAAATGGATAAAGAACATGAATTTGGTCCTGCTATATTTATAGTCGTTACAGGAACTGGTAGTGAGGAATCTGCAGCAGATATTATACCTGAAGATAGACAAAAGATTTTGGCTAGTGTTTTTAGTAATATTATGAATAAAGAAGGTAAATTAATAAAATTAGTCCTTGGTTCTAAAGTTATGAATGAAGGTTTAAGTTTAAAAAATGTAAGAACAGCACATATTTTAGATGTATATTATAATTTTGGTAGAGTTGATCAAGTTGTAGGTAGAGCAATTAGATTTTGTTCACATTATGATTTAATGTCAAAAGATAATTTATTCCCAAAAGTAAAATTATATAAATATGCTGTAAGTTTAGGTAATAATGAGTTATCGACTGAAGAAGATTTATATTTTAAAGCAGAACAAAAATATATCCTAATTAAAAAAGCAGAAAGAGCCTTAAAAGAAGTTGCTATTGATTGTGCATTAAATCAATCGGGTAATATGTTTAAAGAAGAAATTGAACAATTTAATAAATGTGTTAAACCAAATGATGAACTTTTAAAATTAGAATTTAAAGAAGGAACTAAAGATTCAGTAAATGTTTGTCCTTCAAAATGCGACTTTACTGATTGTTTATATAAATGTCATGACAGAATATTAAATTCAAAATATTATGATCCTGAAAGAAATATTTATAAGAAATTAACAAAAAAAGAATTGGATTATTCTACATTTACTAGTAATTTAGCAAGAAGCGAAATTGACTATGCCAAAAGAAAAATTAAGGAATTATTTATGACTGGTTATGTTTATAATTTAAAAACTATTATAGATTATGTATATGAATCATATAATACTGATAAAAAAGATTTATTTGATGATTTCTTTGTTCAAAAAGGTTTGGATGAATTAATACCAATTACTGAAAATGATTTTAATAATTTTAAAGATATTCTAATAGATAAATCATACAGGTCAGGATATTTAATATATTTAGATGGATATTATTTATTTCAGCCGTTTGATGAAAATGAAAATGTTCCTATGTATTATAGAACTCAATATCAACATAACTATAAATCTAAATTAGGACTTCAAAATTATATGACAATGGAAAAAATGACTAGTGAAGCTGATTTAATTGAATCTGAAGGCGAAGATACGGATTTAAAGGGTTATAGTTTTGACGACGTAATGGATTATTATGATGAGCGTAAAGAAAATAAAATTGTAGGTATATTAGATAAAGATACAAATAAGGCAAAAACTAAAGAAATTAAAGATATTTTTAAAATAAGAGAAAAAAGAGAAAAAATTCTTGATAAAAAACGTGCAACAGGTATTCCTTCACAAAAAGGTGCTGTTTGTGCTACTTCTAAACAAAAAGAATATTTAGAGAAAATAGCAAAAAATCTAAATATTAAAAATATTCCTAAAGAAATAACTAGAGATGATTTATGTAATAATATTATGGAAAAATTAATTGAGTTAGAAAAATATTCAAAAGGTAAAGATAAAATGACTTATATAATGATTCCTAGTAATCATCCTAAATATTTGTTTCCTTTAAATTTAGAAGATAGAGTCGAATACATAAAAAATAAAGTTTCAAATATTCTCAATAAAAAAATAACTTTTAAAGAAAATATTGATAATAAAAAGAAAAATATAACATTGTCATTTAAACTTGATACAAAACCTACAAGTGACGATATATATAAATTAGAAAACATTTATAATAAAAAACTCAATCAATTAACTAAAGAAATGTGGGAAGTTTCAAAAGACAAACTTAACTGGACAACTTTAATTGATTAAACTCTTCAATCACATTAAAATTTAATCTTTTTATAACAACTTACTTTTATTTATGCCAAAGCTTTGGCAAACTCTCCATCAGATTGAGCTTGAAGTTCAAGTAAATATAGTCGATGTGCCTCTAAAGCATCAGCTTGACGCTGTCGCATCAGCTCTTGTTCTTGTAGTGAAAGAGCAATAGCTTCATTTTCTGCAATTTTTTGTAACTCCTTTTCCTTTGAAAGGGATGTACATTGTAGTTCTTCTATACTTTGAAACTTTGATTGTTGTATAACTTCTTCAAACTGAAGTTCGGATGCGAACTCTATATCATCCACCTTTGTTTCACGTTCTAAATAGGAAAAATCCCCTTTAGATTCTTCGATTTCCATTCCAATATACTCTAAATTCGACTGATAGTCAGAAAGAATATAATATCAAATATTCTCTTTTATAATAGATAAATATATAAAGCATTCAATATATCATTTTTTCAATTTTTAATTTATGTTGAAGAGTTTATTAAAAAATTGATATTTATTTTTAATATAACAATATAAATAATAACATATAATTATATATTATTATATAATGAGTAAAGCCAAAAAAACTAATAATAAACAAAGTGAAGAAGAAGAGATCAATAAAAAAGAAATTTCTGAAAAAAATACTGATACATTTCAAATATCCCTTTTACATAGTCCCTATATTGAAACATCCTTAAGATGTCCTATAATGTTATCTCCAACACAGATGGATAATAAATTACAATTACATTTAAAATCAAATTTAACTAATGCTATTAAAGGAAGATGTTATATGAATTATGGACATATTATCAAAATTAATAAAATAGAAGAAATGTCAGATGGTATTATTGAAGAAGAAGATTCTACTTGTAGTGCCAAATTTATTGTTAAATTCAGTTGTAGATTATGCTTACCTGCTAAAAATAAAGAGATTATTTGCAAGATAGATCGTATGAACAAGGCATTAATTAGTGGTATAAATGGTCCAATAAAAGCAATTATTACTCCCGATAAAATTAATAAAGATAAATTTTTCACGGATAATGATAGAAATATTCGTATAAAGAGTTCTTCACAAACTTTAGAACCAGATATGTATATAAAAGTATTAATATTAGCATCTACATTTAATAATTATGATATTAATATAATTGCAATTTCTTATTTACAAGATGTAGCTACAGAACAAGAAATTAAGTTATTTGAAAAAGAACAATTGGAAAATGTAAATTAATAATATGATTAATGTGATTTTTTTATCAAACTTTTTTCTATTTTAATAATAGTATAAAAGATTTTATAGATTTTATGAATTACATCGAACAAGAACAAGACATCATTAATCACTACATTAACGAAAAAATTATAGTATCGAACAAAAATTTTTATTGTTCTAACTGTAATAAAAGGGGACATACATATAAAAAATGTTACGAACCAATTATATCAAATGGTATAATCAGTTTATATATAGAAAATTTTGATAATTCATTTATTCCTTTATTAGAAGATTATGTTATTGAAAATATAAGAAAAAAAAATATAAAAAAAATTAATAGTGATATATCAAATTTATTAAATGATAAAATTAAATTTTTGATGGTTCAAAGAAAACATTCCTTGGGTTATATGGAATTTATGAGAGGGAAATATAATTTGAATGACCTTAAAAATATTAAATATTTACTTGAACAAACAACACCAAAAGAATTAGATGATATTATAAATCAAAATTTTGATTATTTATGGAATATGCTATGGGACAATGATCCAAATTCTACAACAACAATTAAAAATAAACATCATTATAAAGAATACATAACATCTAAACAAAAGTTTTATGAATTGAAAATGAATAATAATTTTTTTTCATCTATAAAACCAAAATATACATTTAATGAATGGGGATTTCCTAAAGGAAGAAGAGAAAATTATGAAACTGATTTAGTATGTGCAATGCGAGAATTTGAAGAAGAAACTTGTTATAATGAAAACGATTATTCAGTTTTAGACGAAGAAAATATAATTAAAGAAAATTTAGTTGGTACAAATGGTCTAAACTATAGACACAATTATTTTTTAGCATTGATCCATAAAAATAACATTGAGAATATTGAAAATAAAGAAATTGGTGATATAAAATTTATGAATATTAATGAATGTTTAAATGTTATACGTCCTTATCACAATAATAAAATATCTATTGTAAAAAAAATACATACATTAATAATTAATTTTATGATAGAAAATTATGAAAATATGGAAAATTATAAGAATATTAACTTTTAATTTTATATAATAAAATTATCAAAGACTTTTTTTATATATAATCATTATAAGTTAATGATTAATACAGATTTTAATAAAGAACTAGATAAATTACACACCTTAACTAATAAAATTTTTCAATTAATAAAAATGCAAGATTGGAAAAATTTATTAAATCTCATAGATAAAAATGATATTGACTACAATTTAAGAGATAATAGTAATACTTGGTTATTGGAATATTTAATAATTTTTAATCAATTTGATATTATTAAAGTATTACTTACAAAAAATATAAGAATAGATATTAATGACGAACAAGGACATTCGATATTATATTCAATTATTAAATTTTCCTATTTACCTATTTTAAAATTACTTTTAGAAAAAGATAAAGAAATAATTGGAAGAAGTATTTTAGAAATTAAAGATAACGAAGAAAATATTCCTTTATTTTATGCAATAAAATTTTTTAATATTGAAGCAATTGAAATTATATTAAATTACCAAAATTATTTTTATTCTAAAAATATGGATGGAGAAAATGCATTGCATTTAGCAGTTAAAAGCATGAATTTGGATATATTTAAATTAATATTAACTAAAATAAGTGATATTAATGTAAAAAAAAATAATGGCGAAACATGTCTACATTTAGCAATTAAATATAAATCTTATGACATTATAAAATATATTTTATCAGAATATGTAGACAAAAATACTAATATTAATCTAAATTTAACCGAAACTAAATATAATTTTTCTTGTTTACATTATATATTTTTATCTTTAGATTTTCAATTAATAATAATATTTCAAAAATACTTGAATAAATTTAATCCAAATATACAAGACAAAAGTGGAAATATATTTTTGCATTATTTTGTTAATAACATAACACAAAATCCAAAAGATATTAAAAAGGAAGATATACTTTTTACAATTGATATAATAAAAAAATTAAATATCAATTACAATTTGTTTAATATTGATAGAAATACTTCTTGTCATATTCTTTTATTAAATTTAGAGATATTTAAAAAAGAATATAATGTTTTAATAAATGATTTATTGGAAAAAACAGATTTAAATATTCAAAATAAAAATGGCGAAAGTTGCTTATTTTTACTTGTCAAAAATAATTTTTGGAAAGATGTTTCTAATATACTAGTTAAAAAAAAATTAGATATTTTTATAGTTGATGAAAATAAAAATACTATTTTTGATTATTTAGATTCTGAAGATTTAATTAAATTTACCGAACTTATTACAAATAGTTATTTACATATATTATCAAATGTTGATTATAACAAAAAATGGTTAGATTATTGGGATAATCGCTGTAAAAAAAACATAAGTTTAAAAGAATTAAATGAAACTGAAAAAGAATTAATTCAAAATATAAAATTAAGTGAAAATCAAACTCTTTGCTATAGTTTAATTTATAATAAAATATATGATTATATACAAACTTTTAAAAAAAACAAAAAAATTTATGATATTCACTCATATCCCATTCATACAAAATATCCTAAATTAATCGAGAAATATCCAGAAATTATAGTTCCAACATTTACAGGTTCTACCATAGATGTTATTTCTGGATTAATATATTTAAATTCAAAATATATAAAAGTAGCTTTTACATCATTAAAATTATTAGATTTAAATTCACAAATAATTAATTGTAATAATAATATTTGTGAAATAGTAGGATTTGAAATTTTATGGAAAAACTATCAAATGATAATCCCTTCATCCAAATCAAATGATTTAATGAGAATACTTACCTATATAAAAATAAACAAAAATGTAAGATTTTTTGTTATTCCTATAGGTATTGAACTTACCACCAATGATTATTCATATGGACACGCAAATATACTTATTTTTGATTTTGTCAATATGCAAGTTGAAAGATTTGAACCTCATGGTTCAGAACCACCTTATGGTATGGATTATAATGCACATCTATTAGATAATTTATTAGAAAATAAAATAAATTCTTTTAAACTTGGATTTAGTTATATTTCCCCATATGTATATTTACCTAAAATAAGTTTTCAAATAAAAGAAATTTATGAATTAAAAAGTGATTATATTGGAGACCCAAATGGATTTTGTGCTGCTTGGTGCATTTGGTGGGCTGATATAAGAATAAATAATCCAAATATTAAAAGAGATAAATTAATACAATTATTATCAAAAGAAATAATAAATGAAGAATATTCTTACAAAAAACTTATTAGAAATTATAGTAATTACATTACAGAAATTAGAGATAAAATTTTAACAACAATAGGAATAAATATTAATGATTGGATTAATGATACAATAAGTGATCAACAAAAAATTTCTTTAGACGAAATCTTAAAAAATGAAATAAAAAAAATTATAGACTAAAACTTTATAGAAAATTATTGATTTTTTTTAAAAATAAATATCAATATAAATAATACCATTAATGACAATGCTGTTATCATTATTGTATGAATTTCTGTTGTATACAAATATTTTATTGAAAATATTTCGTCAAAATTTTCTTTTAATGTTTTTGTTGGTCTGTCTTGTTCCTTATAAATTTCATTTCTTATTTTTAACAACCAAGATAAAAAATTTTCTTTAGATTGCAAAGCATTATCTAATTCAGACATATTTTTAAATAAATTTGCCCCACAAGTTCTGCAAGGTAAAATATAAGGTAATTGTTCTATGAATATTTTATACTTATCTTTCATTTCTGGTTTATAAGTTAATGCAATTGAATTTAAAAAAATCCATCCGCATTTCCCCCAATAAATTGGATCAATTGATTTTATATCTAAATATTGGTCTATCATAATAAATAACTATATATTTATTATATATTTTTTATAAAAATTTTAATAATATTTTTGTTTTTGAATAATCTTTTTTTATATATTTTTTAATAATTTAATATGAATGACTTCAAATCTCTTTTATTATTAAACATTGATACCAAAGTTTCTATATTTTTAATTTTTATTCCTTTTTTATTTTTAAATATTTTAATATTTAGCCGATCATTCAAAATAAAAATTATTTTATTTTTGGAATATTTATTGTTTACAACATAATCGTAAAAATAATCATAATCATTAGTTGTTTGAATAATTTTTTTAAAAATTTGCATAATTTTTTCGTTTAGTTCAAACATATATATATTTTTATAATTTACATAATTTAATTTAGATATTGACAAAGCTGTATCATTTAAAATATCAAGTTTAAGTTCATAATTATAAAATCTTAATCTATCTACATTTTTCAAATTAATTGTATATTTCTCATTTAAAGTATTAATATATCTTGTTTTTACATTTGTTCCATGTATATTAAGTTTATTTTTTGCAAATAACCATACATAAGTAGACAATGGTAATTTAAATTGATTATAATTAATCATCGTTCTATTATCAATTGTATAACCATCTATTTTATTAATAATATAACTTTTTTCATCAGTATCTATAAATTTTTTATTTTTTTTATAAACTAATCCATATTCAATATGATCATCAGAATAATTTATATTTATTAAATTATAATTAATATTTAGTGTTAACATTGGTTTATTATTTAAATATTCTAACATTCTACAAATCAAAAAAATAGGAATTGTAAGTATATTATCTTCATTTGCATATGAAACCATACCAACTAAATTATTTTCACTATTAAAAACTTTTGCTCCAGTAAAAGGAATTCCATTAATAAATTCATCACTTTCAATTTCTGATAAAATTAACGGAATTTTAGGTAAATTTATAAATTTGTTTTCATAAATTAATTTTTGATTATTTATTCTCATTTGATTAATTTCAAGTTCTTCATTTATCCATTCAAAATTAATATTAACAAAATCATTTAAATTTAATTTTAAACCACTTATATCAACATATTCTATACGAACATCTTGAAATTTTACAAACATAATATTTAAATGTTCATCATAAAAGCAGTCTCCTTCTTTTGAAATATAATTAAATGGTAAATCATGTATAGACATTGTATTTAATATTAAAATTTGTCCGTGTATATCTTCGCTAATAATATATTCAATTTCATAGCTTGATTTAGTGAGTTCTAAACCAGATATTTCTATATTGGCAAAATTTATTATAATAAAATATTCTTCATTATATTTTATTGGAATACCATTAACTAATATATCTTTACTATTATTTGTTCTGACATTATATTTTTCTTGAATAATGTTATTTATATAGTTATATATAGGATGTTTTATATTTTTTAATACTATCAACATTAATATATGGATTTATTTAATGATTTTCTATATAATCATTAATAATATCAATTTTTTTTATAATATTATTAGTTTCTGCCTCTCCGTGTATATTAAGTAAAATTTGTTTATCAAATGTATTATTTCTTTTAATTGTTGTTTTTGTTATTTTTTGCAATAAATATATTATTTTTGCTGGTATCCACATTATATTACTTATTTTATTATCATCTTCAGAACTCAAATAAAACAATATATTATTTCTGTATTCATTGTTAACATTTGTAGTTATTATACGTTTTTGTGAATCATATGGACTTATAAAATAATTTATTTGATATATATTTGTATAATTTCTATCAAAATAATTTATATAATATGGAGTTCCAGACATTTTTAATAATAATTTAACTTTCATATTTTTACAAATAAAAAAACATGTTTTTTCATAGTCATTTAACATATTAATAATACTTATATCACTTGCATCTTTTTTTATTAAATCTTTCATATTTATATTTTTTAATTGTTGACTATTTCTGTTTATTTGTCCTTGCTTTATATCCTTTTTTGATGATGATATTATATTTGTTTCTTCTTTACTTAATTCTTCAAGTATTTCTATTTTTATTTTTATCATATAAAAATTTTTTAATAAAGTTTTATATTCATCATAATATTCTTTATAATTAGGAATTACTTTTATAATTTTTCTAATTTCATCATCCAAAATAGAAGACAAGTTACTAAGTTCGCTATCTAGTTTTTCTGAAATAATATTCAAGTTTATTATATTAAGCAAATTTTCTGGTATTAATTCACTTTTTCCTAAAAAATCAGAATATACTTTTTTTTCTTTTGGTAATTTAATAGTAATTTGATTATTTGTAAAAACGCAATACCAAATTATATTTTTAAAAACCTTAGTCCTGTCATTTACACTATATCTAAAAGATAATAAATCTAATATAGTTAAAATAAGTTCTATTGATGAAGTTTTAAATTCAAATAATAGTTGACAAGAGCTTATCAATTTTCCATAAGGTGTAACTTTATTTTTATCATCCATAATTCCCAATAATTTTAAATAGTTTATTATAGCTTCCACTTTATTTTTATATCCTTTTCTTTTAAGTTCTTCCAATTTTTCAGTATTTACTCTAAAACTTTCTGGCATATTTCTATAAATTTCCTTTTCGTTTGGATGAATTATATAAAATTTACCTTCTTCATCTATAAGTGTTTCTACATCGTATTTTCCATCTGCATCTGGATAAATTATATCTTTATAATTTATATTTTGTGTCATTACACCTTTTCCTTGAAAAAATATTTCTTTTAATAAACTTTTATTTATAAAAGAATATTGTTCTCTAAGGAATTCAGGTATTTCAAATAATATATTTAATTCTTCATTACTTTCAGTAGATACTAAATAAGGATTATTTTCATCAGTAAATTTAAATTTTTTATTTTCTTCTTTTTCATAAGTTTCATCATCAGTTATTGCTAATAAATCTAAAATTTTATCATTAATATTATCACTACATAATTTATATATAACTTTTGCATCTAAGGAACTTATATCATAAGTATAATAAGCAATACCTGGTTTAGTTCTACCAACTCTACCTTTTCTTTGTTTTTGATTTGGGGTTGAAATATCTAAAACTTTTAATGTTGATTGGTTTGTATTAACATCATAATACATAATTTTTTGTTTTCCATCATCAATTATATATTTAAGAGTATCAATAGTAATTGATGCTTCTGCAATATTAGTAGCTACTATAATAAATCTTTTGTAAGTTCCTACAGGTAAAAATTCACTTTCAGGAATATCACATATTTGATCTATTGTATAATTTTTTTTATATCTGATAGATTTACGAACATCATCTCTTGCAATTTCTTTTATGACACCTTCCAATATTTGTGAAGGAATTGTACCAATAAATGGTATTGCCAATACATCTGATGGCACATTTGGATTAATTTCATCTATTAATTTGTTAATATCTGCTGTTCCTGGTTTAAATACTAATATATCACCATCCTTACTAGTTGCTAATATTTCTTTAATAATTTCTAATTCACTTCTTTTATCTTTATCAAATTCTTGAACATCAAAGTTCATACCACCAAAAGGTACTGATAAATGTATTCTTCTATCAATAAAATTTCTTGTATAGGGTCTTAAATCTTGATTATAAATATCTAATTTTAAAGGAGCTTTCCAATCATCATTTATTGGTTCGTAATATTTTCTATAAGTTGGTTCATCGTCATCCATAGTCGCACTTACAATTCCTAATGAAATCTGATTATTCATATAAAGAGCAAATTTACACATAGTCAAAATCATATCCATATAAGGGTTATGTTCATGTGATTCATCAATTAACAAAACATCAAATAAATTATTTTTCAGAAACGGTTCTATAATTATATTTTTATCTTTTTTCTTATTTTCTTCTTCAATTTTTCTTTTTTTAAAAACATAATCATTTTTAATTATTGCATATAATAAACCATCTGTCATTAATCTTAAAGTTGGGTGATATAAATCATCCGAAACATTTCCTTCAGCATATTTATATTGTATATAGTCAATATCAGATTTAATAAAGTCGGCTTTACTTCCACATATACCTTCTGATTTTCCTACAATTTCTTCTTTTTTTGTAGGAATACCCAAAGATTCAGCCATTCTAGTAGCGTTCCCTTTTGTTGGTTGAATACGAGGTTGTGTGCAAAAAACCTTACCATTATTATTATAATTAATTATTTTTAAAGCATATACCATCATAAATGGGAATACGGTAGATTTTCCAGCACCTGTTGAACCAGTAACAAACATAATTCTTTGATGAATAAAATGATGAAAGACTTGTATTTGACAAATCCAATCTGCACCAAAATTAGTATACCATTTTGATTTTTTTACAAAATCTAAAAGTCCAGTATGTAAACCTAATTGTTTATTATCTAAAAAATGATATGCTTCTTTATATGGCTCTAATGAAACTTTTGAAAATAATACTCTTTGCCATTCTGCATTCATTTTATTTTTGTCAGGTAATAATGCATTATTTGTGGCTTCTGGATTATATTTAAAATAAGTTAATATTCCATTATAAACTAAACATTCAATTATTACTTGTGGTATCCATTTAGTTGATTTTAATTTTTCGTTTATTAATGTTTGATACTTGTTTAAATCCATTTGTGTGTCATTTGGTTTTATTTTATATAATCCCTTCAAATTATTTCTAATACTAAACCAATTGTAATTGTCAGAATTTAATTTTTGAATAAATTTTTTTTTATTTTCATCATAAACAGTTTCCCAAGAATGTGTATTGCTATAACAAACATACTCATTTTTTTTTTGTTCATGTAGCATTGATTTAAAAAAATTATAGGTCGTTTTAGGAGTAATATAATATTTTTTTTTGTCAGTATATAGACTATCACTTAATGTATTATCAGAATTTTTATATTTTTCATTAAAATCTGCAATACTAAGAAATTTTTTATTTTCATCTAATAACTTATAACTATACCAAGTATATCTAAATTGTTGACAACAAGTATAAATATAGGTATATAAATTTTCTGGTTTTAAATTTCCTTTAATTTGTTCTAAACATGCATAAATTTGCCTAAACTCATAATTTCTCGAATAAATAAAATTTTCTATATCTTCTTCATCAAAATTTTCAACATCTGTAAGATTTTCTAAATTGTTTTTTATTAATTTTAAACATACTTTAGGTAAATTTAAAGATTTTAACTTATCATTATCTTTTTCCCATCTCAAATAAAACATTATTAAAGAATAACAAACATCAAATTTTATTTGTGAATTTGTAATGTCATACCAATTATTTTCAATTATTTTTTTCCTTTCGTCTGTTAATTTATTCCAAGGTTCATTTATAATATTTTTTATATCAAAATAGTCTACTATTAATAATATTGTAGGTATAACTTCTGCATCTATTAATATATCATAAATCATCCACTTTATATTTTTAATATCATCATATAAAAAGCTTTTAATGGTACCAAATAAAGTATTATAACCTAATTTAAAATCATAATAACTATTATATTTGTATTCTGGGAATTTTTTCTCTAACCAAAATTTTTCAAATTCTTTATACAAATCAGAATTTTTATAATCATTCATTGTATAAGGAAATATGTTCAACCAATTTGCTGTCAATTTGTTAGAAACTATAGATAATGTTCTTTGAATAAAAAATAATGAAGTTTCAAAATATTTTTTTATATCCTCATTATTTTTAATTAAATGGTCGCAATAATAAGTAGAAGATAAATTTTTAGATTTATTATCTTTATTGTAAAATAATTCTCCTAAATCATTTATATCTTTACTTTTAGGTAAGTCATAATAAGGAAGTAATAAAACTAATAAGCTAAAAATATCTCTATTGTTATTTTGTTTTAGTTGTTCGGGATAATTATCAAAAGGCATATAACTATTTACTAAAATTACAACTTTTACTAAATATTCTTTCAATAAATCTTTATGTAATGAAACTAATTTAACAAAAGTACTATCTATAGCTAATGATACTATATTTTTTATATTTTCTTTTTCACTTTCATTCATTATATTGTTCTTTATTATATATAGTAATTATATATAATAACTTTAAAAATAAATTATTCTAAAATTTTCACAAGATCATCAGAAACATTAATTTTATCTAATGGTAACTCGACGATATTAGAACCATTTACCAAATACATTGTTGGTAATTTATCTATATTAATAGATAATTTCATACCGACTAATTTACTACAATCTATTTTTTTCTTGTCTTTTTCACATTCTATAACATGATAGTTATTTTCTGGTTTTAATTTTTTTAATTCTTCAATCATTTTGATATATTTATTTTCTTTATCATCTAATTCTATAAATAAGATTAAATGAGTTTGTTGATTATTTATTAATTTTGGATACATCAATGCAATTTTTTTAAATTCAAAATCCATATTACTAACTAAATTATTTATATTATCAACTATTGAGGTAAAGGTTGATAAATCATAAAGTTTACTAACTAACTTATCTGATAAACTGCCATCATCAGATGAAATATCCTTTTTCATTTTATCACTTAAAACTATAATTGCTCCATGTTCTGCTCTTGTTGACATATATAAAGATGTTAATTCTCTTATGTTTTGAATATTAGATTTATCTAAATCAATATTTCCACTTAAAATTGTAGAGCATATTTTATCAAATTTTCCTGACATTTCTAGTATACTCTCTATTTTTTTTATCAAAGATATATTTAAATCCATTATATTATATATTTGTATATTATAATAGTATATAATTATATAAAATGAAGAATAATTTAAATCAAAAAAATAATTCTATATCTAACTCTATTAATAATATTATCAATCTAAATAATGATAATATCAATATTATTCCTTCTAGAACTATAATAAAAAGTAAAAAATTAACTAAAAAACACAATAAAAAAGAAAGTAAAAAAGAAAGTAAAAAAGAAAGTAAAATAAAAAAAAAATCAAAAAAAGAAAAAGCTAATATTAATTCAAAACAAAGAAGAACAATTCCTTTGATTAATAAATATATAGAATTCCCACATGGAAAAAATTACTCTTGTATTGGACCTTGTTATCCAGCAAAAAGTCTTTATTATCATCCCTTAACTTTACAGGGAATTAAAAATAAATTTGATTCTTGTCCAATTAATATTGTTAAAGGAAGAGATGATATTTTTGATAAATGTGAAGTTAATGAAAATTTTGATTATGAAAATTATGATATATTTAATGATGTAGTTCAAATAGCCTCTACAGATAATGATTTTTTAAAACAAATATATAATATAAAAAATATTAATGATGTCGAAAATTTTTTAGAAAATAATTTAATGCAATTACCAATATTATCGCAAATACGTTTATGTAATTCCATATATAAAGTATATAGAGACAATGATATGTTTCCTAGCGATTCTTTTATTAATAATATCAAAAAAATTATTGAAAAAAAATATGACTTAAAAATGAAATCTGAAAAAATTATAAATAAAATAATGTCAGTAAAACATTCAAATAACACAAATGATTTATTTAAAATTTTAACTAAACAATAAATACTTTTTTTTATATAATAATATTTTAATATCGTTATTATATATATACTTATGGCTTCTACATTAGCTTATGGATTAAACTATGTTGCAAATCAACAAATTAAACAAATTATAGAAGATTTAAAATCTGATAAAAGTGAAGATTTTTATACTCCAATTTCCCTACCACTCTTCTATTCTAAAGAACAACTTAAAAAAACTTCTCCTTATGTAGCAGTTACACCAGTTGGTTCAGCAGGTGTTCAATATACCTATGGTAGATTTACTGATTTAAATAAGGACAAAGCAGTACAAAAAAAAATTACAAAATATTTTTTATATAAAATCCTTGATAAATGGCTTTATAATGACTTTAAACCAATTTTAGGATTTGTCAAAATTGCTGATGGTAAACCTTCTTTAATTCGCTCTATGTCAGATTATAAACCTGAATCAATTAATTCTGATTCTGTTGAAAATATTGAAAAAAGAATAGATTACTTAGAAAAAATTCTTATTAATAAAAAACTTGTTAGACATGTTCTTAAAAAAATTATTTCCGAAAATCAACTTGAATGGATTAATCTTAATAAACATAAGAGTATGATAAAAAAAATACTTCGTAAATACATTCATTCCAAATTAGAAGATGCAATTAAATCATCAGAATAAAAACTTGTTAGAATATTTACTTTTTTGTATTATGTCGTTTATTATAATCCACTACAAAGTTATCAATTAAAGCATCCAATTCTGATTCAATACCAATATGAACTTGTAATGTTTTTTTTAATTCTTCATTGTTTTTTATTATTTGTATTAAATTTTCTATTTTATTTTTATAACTTTCATCAATATTTATCGTTTCTAAATATAAATTTATAATTTCAATATGTTGATTATCTATTTCATCACTATTCGTATCTAATATGAAATTATAAACAGCATTTTTTATATTTTCTTCAAGAATTACACAATTTAAGTTTTTTGATGGTTTTGTGTCCAATAATTTTACAAATTCTAAATAGTTCATTTTGGGTTGTTTTCTTAATTCAAATAATTTAATTTGTATGTCACTTCCTAAATAATATTCACAAATTAAGTTTACATAATCTTCTAATTTATATTTTAATATTTCATAACACAATTTTTCAGTAGGAATAAAATTTTTATTTTTTACCAATTCATAAATTTTTTTATCTTGTTTTTTTTCTTTCATATATGTTATTATTTTTTCTTCATTGCAAAAATCCAATTCCATCTTATTATGTTTTATATAATTTAATATTTAATTATATATTATTTTTTTCAATTTTTTTTCATATATACTTTTTTAATAAATAACTTAAAATTAAAAATATATTTTTTAATATAATTATAATAGAATGAATAAAAATATAAAAAATAAACCATCCGTTTATGAAGAATATTTTGGTTATCATGAAAAATTTAAAAACAAATATGGTGATAAATCATTAGTTTTAATGCAAGTTGGAAGTTTTCATGAATGTTATTCAATTCCAGATACTGGACCAGACCTTTTTAAATTATCAGAATTGTTAAATATTGTTTGTACCAGAAAAGATAAATCTATTGATAAAGTTGATGTTAAAAATCCTTATTTGATGGGTTTCCCTTCTGTAGCCTTAAGCAAATTTCTAAAAATTCTAGTTGATAATAAATTTACTGTCATTGTGATAGACCAAGTTACTTTACCGCCAAATCCTCAAAGAGCTATTACTGGTATTTATTCACCATCTACATTTATAGATAATGTAACGATAGATACAAAATATTTAATGATACTTTATATAGAATTAAATCAAGCATTAAATACAACAAAAAATAACATTTCAATTGGTATGTGTGCAATTGATTCTTCAACTGGTTCAGTAAGTTATTATGAATCTCATGGTTCAGGTTTAATTGATGAAAATGAAGCATTAGAAGAAGCACAAAGATATTATCATTTTTTTAGACCAGCAGAATTAATTGTTTATGAAATTGATAATACCAGAAACTTAGAAAAAGATAACATTAAAAAGAAATTAATTCAAAAAATAGATATTTTACCAAATCAAACAATGTTTGAATATACATCCATAAATCCAGAATATACCAAAATTAACTATCAAACTAAAACTCTTAATAAATTATACAAAGATTATGTAGGTTTAGTTAATCCAATTGAATATTTTAACTTGGAAAAATTACCAAATGCTTTAATTGCATTAATTACTGGTTTTGACTATATAAAACAACACAACGAAAATTTACTCAATGAAATTCAACCTCCTAAATATTTTGATGATCATAAATATATGGTATTAGCCAATAATGCACAATATCAACTTAATATAGTTGATTATTATAACTATGATAGTATTAATGCTAAATTTCAATCATTAAACGATATAATTAATAATTGTGTAACACCAATGGGTAAAAGGTATTTAAAACAACGATTATGTGCTCCCTTCACAGACCCAAAAGTTATTGAAAATTATTACAATTTAACTGACAAACTATTGATTTCTAATAAAACTGATGAAGCAAGAACTTTTTTAAAATCAGTTTCAGATTTAGACAAGTTATTTAGAAAAATATCAATCAAATTTATTCAACCATATGAATTATTTAATATTTACAATTCTTTTGAAAATATTGTTGAAATGATAAATTTATTAACTAAAACCAACCTTAAACTAGATATTTATGGAATGTTTCCAAAAGCTAGTATTATTGAATTTAATGATTGTGTACAATATATCTTATCAACTTTTGATACAGACAAATTAAAAATAAATAATCTTGTTGAAGTCAAAGACAGTTTTTATAATGAAGGTATACATAAAGATATAGATGTCATACAAAGTAAAATTTTTGAAGGAAATAATTTCCTTGAACAACTAGCCAAAGCTTTAGAAAGTTATGATACTGAAAGTAGTTTAAATATTAAATATAATGAACGTGAGGGTTATTATTTACAAACTACTTTAAAAAGAGGAAAAAAATTAAAATCATTACTTGACAAACAAGAAACAATAAAAATTAATGCTAATAAAACAATAAAAGTTAAAGATTTATCTTTTGCCGAATTGACAGGAACCATGAAAATAACTTATCCTGAATTAAATACTCATAGTTCTGAAATGGATGAATTATATACTAAATTAAATGAATTAGTTAAAACTCATTTTTATGAAGATGTTTTAGCATGGTATCATAAATATACAAATTTATTTGCAAAGTTAATTAACCTTATAACACAAATTGATTTAATTGCAAATAACGCTTATACATCAAAAAAATATCATTATACTAAACCAAATTTAAATCAAGAAAGTTCTGAATCATATTTTAATATTAAACAATTAAGACATCCTATAATTGAAAGACTTATAGATTATGAATATGTACCTCATGATTTATATCTAAATGAAACAACAAGAGGATTAATGATTTATGGACCTAATAGTACTGGTAAAAGTTCAATTATGAAAGCTGTTGGTCTTTGTATAATTATGGCTCAATGCGGTTTATATGTTCCAGCTGAAGACTTTGAATATAGTATTTTTACTTCTTTATTCACAAGGATATCTGGCAACGATAACCTATTTAAAGGTCATAGTTCTTTTATTGTGGAACTTAATGAATTAAGAAATATTTTAAAAAAGGCAGATAGACGATGTATGGTCTTAGGCGATGAATGTTGTAGGGGTTCGGAAAATATATCTGCGTCTGCAATCGTTGCATCAACAATTATTAAATTATCAAATTTAGGTGCAAAATTTTTATTTTCTTCACATCTCCATGAATTACCTAAATTAAAAGCAATACAAGAATTAAATAATATCAGATTTGTTTATTTATCAGTTGAAGAGAAAAATGAAGAATTAATTTTTTCAAGAAAGTTATTAGAAGGAACTGGCGAAACAATATACGGTATTAAAATTGCAAAATATATTTTGGATGACCCTGAATTTATTAATTCAGCAATTGAATTTAAAAATGAACTACTGGGACAACAAGGAATTAACAATAAAATTGTAAATGATAAAAAGTCGTTATATAATAAAGATATATATATGGATAGTTGCTATATATGTGCTTCAGAAGATAAACTAGAAGCGCATCACATAAATTTCCAAAAAGACTTTAAGCAAACTATTAATGGTTTAATAAATGAAAATAAAAAACATTTATTAAAAGATGACCAAGCAAATTTAGTAGTTTTATGCGGTAAATGCCATGATAAATTGCATAATAATGAATTTGAAATTAAAGGACTAACCAAGACAACCAAAGGGGTTAAGGCTATTATTGAATAAATTTTTTTATAATAATTATTTCATAAAAGAATGAAATAAATATTAAGTTTAGAAAATAACTTAAAAATCAACAACAAATACAATATCTACACTTCTATAATATCTCATTGATTTAAATTCATAATATTTGAAATTTACGCCAGATAACTTTAATACTCTTTTAATTGGATTTAAAAAATATACTTTAAGATTAACATTTAAATCTACTTTTAACAAAGAATTATGAATATATAATCTTTTTCCAACATCTTTAAATGTCCAATTATACGTTCCTAAATTATGTTCATTATTTAGTGGTGCAATAATATTAAAAAATTTTTTCACGTCAGCTCTTGTCTTAATAGGTAATCCTTCGGTAGAATATAATATATTATTTAATAAATTAAGTCTTTTACGATAGGTATCGAATATTTTATTATTTAAATAATCAACCATAGCATCATCAGCAGTTTCAATATTTTCCCAAATTAAATTATTATATTTAGTAACTGACCTATCATAAAAATTATTCATTCTTAATTTTTGAGCATATTCAATAAATCGTTTTTTCTTTTGGAGTTCTTTTTCTCGTAATTTTTCTTCTTCAGTTAGTTCTGTAGTTTCTATAGTTTCTTCATTGTTAGAACCAGTAGTATTATTTTCAGTATTTTCCATTTTTAATAATATTTTTATATCTAATCTTTTTCTTAAATAAATATAATTATATTTATTAATATTACTAATAAATGAATGATACTATAGATTTTTTTCAAAAACCAATTGGTTATTCAAACTTTTTGGATAAATTTAAAGAAACAAATAACACAATTTATAATATTTTAAATAATCAAGAACCCCAATTTATATTTTTTTTGGGTGCATTATTAGTTGTTTTTATATTTTGTAGTTCAAAAATTAATTTTAATTATTCTGTCTTGATTGGATTAATATTTTATTCAATATTAGTTTATTATATTGATACAAATAAAAAAGTTAACTATATTGATAATTTTGAGAAAATTACTGATAAATACAATATGATAAATACAAATAATAATATACTCAAAAAATATCCAAATATAATAGATTTTTTATACTATATGACAGAATTAAAATCAGTTAGTCCTCCACTGTATTATGATATACAATTATATTTTGAACATTTTATAATGTTATATGAAGCTTGTTTACAAGATATAAAATTAATTGATGCTAATTATGTAACTTTGAAAACAGTTAAAGATAAAATTATGTATAGCATCAATTCATTTAATTTTAATTTATTGTCAAATGTAGAAACAACAAAATTATATGAAATGAGAAAAACTATTGAAAAAATGTTAAATAAATTTTTGAAAGAATTAAATATATTGCAACAAAAAAATATTTATTATAATGGTTATAATATTAAAACACAACCTATTATTAAAAATGATGTGTTACCATATAATTTTTTAGATACACATAATCAACATATAAGAAATACGAAACAATATGATATGTTAAATTTATATTTAATCTAAATGAAATGGATTAAAATATATTAAAAATTTTATATATTAATTTTAATATAATATAATAAAAAAATTTTTATGAACAATCTAGACCATTTTTTTAATCAACAATTAGATAAAGACAAAATTGTATTACCGCCTAATCAAAAACAATCAATAGAAAAAACTTTTGAATTTGTTAAAGGTTCTGATTTTTGTAAGGGTTATTATGACCAAAATATTTTAGAAACAAAATATGTGAGATATTACCAAATTGCTATGTTTAACGATTATCCTAAAAAAGTTTTAGAATCAGGAATTGCGATGGTTCCAAAAGATGGTAAACGATGTATTCGTTCTTTCTTATTAAAAGGACAAAGTGCAAAAGGTGCTTGTTTTTTTGATTGGCATGTTTTAGAAGTAAAAAACCATAAAATATCCGAAAAAAAATTAAATACTTTTATTGATTATTTAACTTCCAATAGTAACAAAAATTCCAATATTAGAACACAACACAAATTTTATCCAGTTTATAATTTTGATAATACTGATCCTCCTACTGGTAATGAAATTAATGAGTGTGTTAGTGAATTACTTTATAATAGTGGTAATTAAAAACGAGGGTGTAAGTTGTACAACCACTTATAAAACCATTTATTTATATTTACAATTGGTCGTTTATTTTTTACAAAATTATGTGCCTCTATAAAAGACATATTGTTATGTTTCATCAAATAATAAATAACAACCGATGCCGATCTACTTGCTCCAGCCATACAATGAACTAAAATTATTTTATTATTTTTAATTTTTTGATTTATATAGTCCGCCACTTTTTCAATATTTTCATTAAAACTTGATAATTCATTAGGACCATCAAGCAATTCTATTTTATAATCATATCTTGTATTACTTATTTCTTTAGCACAATTTACTATAATAATATTTCTTTCACTATTACTTTTTGCATTATCTATATCACCAAGCCATAAATTATTTAGTATTTCAGTCATAACTACATTTATATAATTTTTATTATAAATTAACTTCAAAAATCAATTTTTTACACCTTTTTAACATTTAAATTTTTTTTAAAATCATAAATAATAACTTAAAGAAAATACTAGTGTTATCTATTAGTAATGAATAGTAAGAAATCCATAATTGTGATAATAATTCAGTTATAAACCTTTTAAAATTTAAATTTTTTATAAAATCATAAATAATAACTTAAAGAAAATACTAGTGTTATCTATTAGTAATGAATAGTAAGAAATCCATAATTGTGATAATAATTCAGTTATAAACCTTTTAAAATTTCATTCCTATTTTACGATAGGATATGACCAAATTTTTATATCTTTGCATATGTCGTTAGTTTTAATAACTTATAAAATCGGCATTTTTAAATGTCAAAAGGTGTAAAAATAAGTTTTATTCAAAGAAAAACCATAACATAACATAGATTAACGATACCACAATTAATGTTAAACCCACATAAAAAAATTGGTCATCATCTACATTATTTAATGGATTTTCTCCTTCCATTACTTTGTCATACATTTCAAACCATGTATCTTTAACATTTACTAACATTTTATCTATTGGCAATTCATATGGTTTAACCTTTAAACTTTCAATTGTAGATAAATCAGTTAATTTTAATTTTTCATTTAATAATCTTTGTTTTTGTTGTTGTCTAATATATGCATCAAAATCTTTGTTAAAATCATATAAATCAAAAAATTTTCCACGATTATCATACATTGAAATACCTTGTGAATAAGGTGTTTCATACTGATCAGTTATGACTTTTACTGGTTTATTTATATTGTCGACAGGATTTTCTATACCTTCTTTTCTTTCTTCGTCATTAATATCTTTTAATTTTTTATTAATATCTTTTAATATATGTTCTTTGTTAATGGTATTTGGATTATATAAATAGTATTCATTTAAAATATTATTAACATATTCATTTCTATTATTTCCAATTTCATTATATGCATCCCATCCTTTAATTAAATTTCCATTATTCATTTGGTTTATATAATAATATAATAAAAATTTGAAAAAATAATTTAATATAAATATAATATCATAATATTATATAACAAAAAGATGATATATTTAAAATGTCCCAGTTGCGGTACTATCATTGGAAATCGTCAAATACCTTATGAAACAAAATTACAAGAAATTGAAAATAATCCAAATATTGACGAAAATGAAAAATTAGAACAAAAAAGTAAACTAGTTGAAAGTCTAGGATTAAAAAGATATTGTTGTAAAATGAGAGTAATTACCTTTAAAAGTATGCCATTGATAATAAAATAAATATTTTATAAAATAAATAATTCAAAATATTTTTTTATATAAAAGTTCCAATACCTAATGTTAATCCCTCTCTTAAAAAGAATGTCTGATTAGGTTCTATTATTTCAGGTCGATATAAGAATTTAATTTCTATAATTGCGGTATCACCAGGATATATACATTTTTGTTCTTCTTGTGTTTCTTTTTCTACTTTTTCTTCTTTTTCTATTTTCTTTTTTGATATTTCTTTACTCAAAATTGTTAATTTTGCACATTGTCTAATAGTTCCAGAATGAATTACTGGTGAAAAATTATCTCTTACATTTGTAGGATGGTTTAATAATTTAATTTTTGCTTTATAAGTATAAGATGCTTTTTTAATAATTTCCAAATTATTAGTTAAGATAGAACCTTTACGAAAAAAGTCTCTTGTAATTTTTTTATCTCCACGAATTGCTAAACATCCTCTTTGTCCACAATATAATTTATCTACTTTTTCATTAAAATAATTGTGAATGCTCCATACTTTTACTTGTAAATATTCATTGTTATATTTACTTGGTCCTAAATACATATTAAAGTTAGGTGTAATAAAGTTATTTTCACTAGTCGATTTTAATATTCCAGTAATTACCCAACCAATTCCTGGTGGGCAATAAATTGTTTCAATTTGAAAAATAAAATCTGATGTATTAGTTTTATTTTCAAAAATTGGAACTATTTCTTTATTTAGTTTTAAATCAATACGTCTTGGTAAACTAACTAAATAATTTTTTAAATAGTCCAATCCATAACCAGTTTTACAGGATAATTTAAATATGGGAATAGTTGAAACAGAAGGAACTATTCCTGTAGTTGATTTTTCATTTTCAATTACATCATTCATATCAATTACATTAAAATTGCCTTTTGAAAATATTTTTTTAACATCATTTGTTATTTTAGTCAAGCCATCTTTTTTACTTTCGGCTTCATCATGTAATTTATCAATTAAATCTGTTTTTGTAATTATTACAATCATTGGAATTTTTAAATGGTATAAAATCTTTATATGTTCTCTTGTCATTTCTAAAATACCTCGATTACCACCTACAATTAAAATTGCATAATCTGGAAAATATCCCATTACACCAAATAAAGTAGTTTTTAAATATTTTCTATGACCACATAAATCAACAAATATCATAGATTTATCAGTTTTATTAAAATTTTTTACTGAATGAGTTGAAATTGCAGATGTTTTACCTGATTTAATTTCATGTTTATATTTGCAAACTAATGCTCTTGTTAATCCATTTCCATCGTCTAATTTACCTGATACTAAACAACCCAAAAGAGTTGATTTACCTGCATCTACTGAACCTAATGAAGCAATTGTTATTTCTTTGTCCATCTAAAGATTTTTATTATATATTAATTTCTTTATTATATAATAAAATCAATTTTTTATTAAATAATTACCTATTTAAAATTTTGTTTATATATTACTTTTAATTATGCATGATATACATGATATTATTGATAAATACAATGAAACATTGTTAAATAATAATTTTGGTTCTTTTTCTGAATTAGAAAATATTATTAATAATGATAATGTATTTAAAAGTTTTGATGAAGACGAACAATTTGTTATACTTGATGATATTAAAAAAAAATTCAATAATAAAGATAAACTACCTGAAAAAGTTGAAATTATTCAAGAAAATAATGATAAAGAAGTTAAAAAAAGTCAATCTATGTTTAAATCAAAACAACCAGTATATGAATTTGTAGGTAAGCAAGAAAAACAAGAAAAGAAACCATATCGTTTTAATTCTAGTGTATTAACCACAAATAATATTGCCAAAAAAATATATATTGATTCTGAAGATGTATCAGAAGGTGCATTATTGTCATCTACAGATAAAGCAGTATTTATTAATGCAGTTCCAGAAGAATTATATTTAAAAAGAAAAATACAATTTGAATGGCTACGTAAAATTGAATCACCTGAACAAAGAACTACATCTTGGTATGAACAACGTAATAAAAGTATTACTGCTTCAGATTGTGGATGTGTTTTAGGTGAAAATAAACATGAACCTGTATATAACTTTGTTTTTAAAAAGGTATTTGGTTCAACATTTGGAACAAATATTTTTTGTTATCACGGAAAGAAATTTGAAAATGTTGTTACACTGATGTATGAATTATTAAATGATGTGATTGTTGATGAATTTGGATTACTTGGTCATCCTGTTTATAATTTTTTAGCAGCAAGTCCAGATGGTATATGTACACCTTATTGTAGAGATAGAGTTACACCGAATCCTTTAGTTGGTCGTATGATTGAAATTAAATGTCCTTTTCAAAGAAAAATTAAATATTCTGGAACAATAAAAGGTGATATTTGTCCAGATTATTATTGGTGTCAAGTTCAATTACAATTAGAATGTTGTGATTTAGATGAATGTGATTTTGTTCAGTGTAATATTGAAGAATATTCCAGTCGCAAGGATTTTTTAGATGATACAAATACGGATTGTGATTATAAATCAAAAAAATATGGTTTAGAAAGAGGTGTTGTTATTGAATTGATGCCTACAAAATTAAATGAAGACGATTATTTGGAACAAGTGTTGAAGCGAGAAACTAAGGATGGAATTGTCTATGATAAATATCATATAATTAAAAATGATGCAATTTATGATAAAGCCAGTTTCATTTATCAACCAAAATTAGACATGACTTTAAAAGAACTAGATGAATGGATTATTCAGGAAATGGAAAAATTAAGTAAAAGACCAGAGGTTAAATTAAATAAAATTATTTATTGGAGATTTGTGGAAAGAAACTCAACACTAATTGTAAGAGATAAACAATGGTTTGCCAATAATTTAGAAACAATGAGAAAAATATGGGCTTACGTTGAAATTCTTAGAAAAAATAATAAAATTGCTAATGAATGGAAATTATGGATTGAAGCACAAAATAAAAAATTCAATGATAAAATAATTAATAAATTAATTGAACTTATTAAAAATGAAGGATTATTTGAACAAGTTATTAATGCAATTAAAGAAGTTTCTCCTGAAATAAATCAAGAATTAGAAAAATTAATTACTCCTTCTGAAATTAAATCAGATAGTAATAATGAAACTAATACATCTAATGAACTAGTAACTTCCGGTAAAGTTGAATTAAATCTAGAAGAAATAAATAATGTTATAAATTCAGAAAATATTATTGAAAATAAATATAATTCTTCAAC